CCGAATCTTGAGCAAAACCCATTGATGTTGCCATATCACCAAACAAAGCTGCCATGTCTAAAGCCGATCCTTCTGCAATACCAAATTGCTTTAAAGATGTTTTAGCAAAATCTCTTACACTTTTTTGTGAATTACCAAAAGCGACATCAACTTTGTTTAATGATTCATTAAAATCACTAGCAAACTTTATTGATGCAGCAGCAGCACCTAGCAATGGCAATGATAATTTAACTGATAATTCCTTGCCTATTTTAGATGCCCTTTTGCCAAAAGCATCAAGTTTTGTACTTGCTTTTTTAAGAGATGAATTTAATTTTGAAGCATCCCCAATAAGATTTACTCTTAAATCGTTACTCATAAGTAAATTTTTATGTAAAAATACAAAAAAAATAAGCCACCTATTTTGATGGCTTTTTATTTTCAGCTAATTTTTTAAATGCTAACATTTCTTCTTTTGTAGATTTAGGTTTACCCCTCTCTAAATATACATCTTGAGGCAAAGGAAATAGTTTATCTGGTGTAATCATTTGACCTCTTTTTTGACAATTTACATTGTATATCATCGCTGCCATATATCTTGTTTGCTCCCATTGTAAATTACACTTAATCATGTGTGATTCACCTAGTAAATGATTTTCCTTCCAAGTATTACTCCAAAAGTCATTTGGATTTATGCCAACTTGACCAATGTAAAAATCAAGTAAACTATCCCAATCGAGTTGGCTACTTACTTTCCCTCTTTTGTTTTCTTAGTGGTTTTTTTTAAATTTCTAGCAACACCCATATTTAAATCATTACCTAGTATTCTAGATTCCATCATTGATTCAACAACAGAATTAAAAGTTTCTGTTTTAAAATCTTCTAACCACATTCCAACAGTAAACATATTGTAATCAATTTCATTACCTTGTTCTTGATCATGTGCTTTTAAACCAGCATAAATTAAAGCTCTTATTGTGCTTATTGAAATACCACCACTAAAAACATCACCAATTTTGTCTATTGGTATATTGAGTTCATCAGTAAAGTTTGACCAGAAATTCATTGAAAAATGCATAGTTCGCATTTTACCACCTATTTTTAAGGTATAGTAACCTCTCTTTTTGTTTGCCATATTTATATATATATAAGGGTATAGCTCCTTAAACCATACCCTTTTAATTTATATTTTTAAATCTTAGTTAGTTGCCTTTGAAATTGCACCAGTAACTGTAATTGATCCAGAATAAGAAACTGGGGATTCCATTTCAGCACTCATTTCTATTGAGCTGATAAAACCCTCTCCGCTATATACAGCATCACCAGTTTCAGCAGTACCAAAACTCCAATCAACTTTAGTTCTAGCTAAAAGCAAATCAGCAGCTTCAATAGCATTATTTGAATCATCATAAGCAACCAATCCTTCAAAGCTAATCTCACCACTTTTTACACCAGCGATAACTTCTTGAAAACCATTAGAATCCTTAGTAGTTGCCTCTGGCAAATCATTAGATAGTGAAAGTGAACAAGATGTTGAATGCCCTATTGTTGCTGGTGTTGATCCATCAGCAGCGAATTTTAGTAAAAGTGCAGTTCCAGAAAATACTCCGACAGTAGCCATAATTTATATTTTTTAATTATTAATTTAACACAAATATACAAATAAAATAATTATACATCTTCCCAATCTTTTGCTAGATCTTCCCACTTACTAAAGACATTTTCCCAAGTTAAACCAACTGTTACATCAGTAATTGTAAATACACCAGTTAAGTTTATTTCTAAATTAAAACTTGTGGCGGTTTCAAACTCAGCTGTTTCATCAATAGATTGTACAAAACCTTCACCTCTTAATACTAATTTAGGATTCACAGGATCTTTAAAATAAAAAACTGCCTTTTGTTTTAAGATCATCATATCAGTCAGATCTTCAAAACTCAAAGTATCAGTATAGTCGGTCAAACATTCACAACTAATTGTTCCAGATTTAACACCAGTTATAACTTCTCTCCAGCCACCACTATCTTTAGTAGTTGATTCTGGTAAGTCAACATTAACATTAAAGCTAGTGTTTGTAGAATGCCCAATAACTGTTGTATCTTTTACAAGTAAAAAGCTACTGGCATTTATTACTGGCATTTTATTCTTCTTCTAAAGGAGTTATTTCGCCAGTATCAATATTTAAAGAACCTTTGCCATGCTTATCTTCAATCTCTTTCATTTTTTCTTGTTGTTCTTTAATTGATTCTTTGTGTAGATTAACTAAATCCTCTATTGAATTATATGCAACTACTCTTGCACCTATTTCAATTAAGATTTGGTTTGGTTTTGAAATTGTTTCTTTGAGTTCTTGTAACTCTTTTTCTTCTAGTTTGCTCATTATATATATTTATTTAATTATTAATCCCAGTCAGGATGTAGATATTCATCAACTGGATTTTTTTGTAATTCGATTTGCTGATCTAAATTAGATTTCATATTATCAACATCCAATCCAGCTTCTAACCAACCAACTACATCTGCTTTTGTTAAGTCAGAATATTCAATAAATGGCTCATCTGGATTATATTTGACACCTAAAGTTCCAATCATATCTTTAACTATTTTAGGATCAGAATCATCTTCTGCATAAAATCTCCAATGTACTGTATAAATTACATTGTCTAAATCATTCTCATGAATTTTTGCATCTAGTTGCACTATTGTCCAGTTATATGTATTTGCCATAATATATTTTTTTACAAATTTAAGAATTTATTTGAGATTTTAATAATTCAACCTCAACTCTTAATTCTTGTATTGCTGCAACTAATAAAGGCACTAATTTTGCTTGATCAATACCTTGTGCTATAATTTCACCATCTTCATTTACAGCATCTTTTTTACCATGTATAGCTTCTGGTACTACATCAGCAACTTCATGTGCTAAAAATCCATCAACTGTTTGTTCTGGTGTTAATGTAAAATTAAACCTTTTTGGTTGTAAATTATCTAACCTATCTAAAGCACCATTTAATTCAACTACATTTTCTTTTAATCTATAATCTGATGCTGATCCATAAAAAGTTGATGATCCATTAGTTGTTATATATCCAGTTTGTACAGAGCCATAAATAAAATCAACATAACTAGGTGCTGTTGATCCACCAGCTAATCTTAAAAGCATTGCACAATCTGAGCCACTTGTTCCAGCATATACAAATCTACCAGCAAAAATACCACTAGTTGCCGAATAAGCATCAACTTGATGTTGTGGCATCGGTGTTCCAACAGCTAATTTACCATTAGTAATATATAATGTGGCATCAATAGTAGTTGTTCCATTTAAATAACTTGTTCCATTATTATAAAAATCATAACTAGTATTTGTACTACCAACATATAAACCTTGTGCTTGTACATCACTAGAAAAAGTTGCTGATCTATCGTGATTTAAAGTTAAAGAATTACCCTGACCTGTAACAAATTGTATATTTGATGAACTTCCTGTAGCAGTATTTCTGATATATGTCCAATTATTGCTGCTACCATTTCTGTCATTTTTAATTGCTATACCCTCTCCATCTAAGTTTAATGTAGCAACTGTTGTATATATGCCTGTTCCACCCATACCTACATTTCCAGAAGAACCAATACGCATTCTTTCACTTCCCCCTAATGTAGATGTGCTTGATGTGTGTGTGAAAAAAAGAATTGCATTTGCTGCATTTATTTCATGTGGTCCACCCCCTATATATACAAGGTTAGATGAAATGTCAGAAAAAGCACCAATAAGAGCAACACCAGCCGAACCAGAGCCATTACCACTACCAGTATCTTGATTGTAATGAGTACCAGCCAAATACGACCATTTATTTGATCCACTACCATGTGGTCCTAAGAGTAAAGTACCACCATTAGTGTTACCAGCTCTGTATATTTGTAAATTACCACTACTTTTTATTCTCCCTCTTTCTGAGGTATTAGTATAAAATGATAAATCAGTATTTGTATCAGTACCTATTCTAGCATTATCACTTTGTATAGCTTGAAAAAATAAAATATTGTCATTATTACCTGACCTTATTTTCATTGTTGTATGAGTAGAATCTTGTATTTCTAATTTAACTGCTTGATTTGTTAAGCCAATTCCTACGTTTCCAGAACTATCAATACGCATTCTTTCTTCTATCAAACCACTTGCTGGTTTAGTGTAAAAAGCTAAATTAGATGCGTTTTCTCCTGTTCCTTGAGCTAAACCTTTTATAGAAGCAACTACATTACCACCTGTACCAGATGTTTGCATAGCTAAATCTATTGAAGCATAATTTCCTCCATCAGCTACATTATTATATCCAAACAATGATAAACTTGCAGGACTTGAAGCTGCATCGTTAATAATTCTTAATTGACCTAAAGAACTTCCGTATGTTGAATTTCCAATTGTTACGTTTCCTGAACTGTCTATACGCATTCTTTCAGAACCATTACCAGAAAAAGCTAAAGTTCCAGATGCTGGAGAATATAATCTTGGAGAAGTTGCTGTTCCATCTGAACCACCATTATTTAAAAGCTCTAAATGGCTCATCCCTTTTAAAATTCCACCTCCTGTTATATCTACGTTTCCTGTATCAGAATCAACAGTTAATAATGCGTGTGTAAGTTGTGCTGTATCAATCTCTACATTAGTTGAATATTTATTAGCAACAACCCACTTTTTACTACTCACATTATAAGGAATACCAACAAACCAGTTTTCATCTGCTTCTGTATTATAATAATACATACCTTGACCTCTACTTGATGATTGACTAGCTTGTAAAAGTATAGAAGCTGGAGCATAACCAGTAGAAACAGAATGTGCAAATCTAGCAATGTGATTTCCTGATGTCATAGCTACATCTAGCTTGTATGTTGGGTTTGTGTTATTTATTCCAACATTTCCTGTAGAATCTATCTTTATTCTACTTGTACCAGAAGCACCTCCTGTAGTAATACTTATATTATCTCCTCCAGCAAAAATAGTTCCTGCAGTAGTGTAATCTATAGCACCAATTTGTACTTCATTACCATTTGTTAAACCAGCTATTTTATAATTTGTACCAGTTGTATTTTCGACTTTATAAAATTCATTATTACTAATAAGAGTACTACCAATAACGTGTAGTTTTTCCTCAGGAGATGCCGTATTAATTCCTACGTTACTAGCAGGTAGTAGTTGTAAATCTGCATTTGCTGTTATTTTTAAATCTATTCCATCTGTTCCTATAGTACCCTTTTGTGAGCCACTATATTTAAAATTCATAAATCCAGTACCAGTAGTGTTTACTGTAATATCTCCACCAGTAACGTCAAGTTTTGAATCTGGCGATGTTGTCCCGATTCCTACGTTTCCTGAAGAGTTAATAGTTATTTTGGTACTGCCATTAAAATCAAAATTTAACAGATTAACTGGTGAATATCCAACGTCCCAATAATTACCTAAAGTATCACTTGCATTCGACTCTGCAAACCTTATAGTTGACGTTGCGGTCGAGG